GCGCAGACAACACTGCTGTGGGCGCTCGGGCGCTGGATGCGGCAACGTCAAGCAACAACACCGCTGTGGGCGAGGATGCCCTCGGCGCAGTGACGACGGGCGCCAACAACACCGCCATCGGCATGCAAGCCGGCGACTCGCTCACGACTGGCAGCAACAACACAGTAATCGGCTACGACGCCGACGTTTCCAGCGCCACCGTTAGCAACGAAATTACCCTCGGCAACAGCAGCATCACATCCCTGCGCGTTCCGGGCCTGACGCTGACTGCCGGCTTGAAGTGGATCAACAACGGCACCCAGACTGTGGCGGCGCTGGTGGCCGCAGGCACTGCGGGCGCAGGCGCACGGGCCGTGGTGACGGATGCCAATGCAACGACTTTCCACGCAATCGTTGCCGGGGGCGGCGCGAACGTCGTCCCGGTGTTCAGCGACGGCACTAACTGGCGGATTGGGTGAGGTGAATCATGGCATGGGTTACGTTTGAAGACCTGCTGGCCAAGGCTGGCGTTACCGGCGCAAGCAGTGAGCGAGTTGACCCGTTCGGCGCGCAGGGATCTGCTTCGCCTGTTTTCAACGCGTCCAATCTCAAGAGCCTGAGCAAAAACGAAGCGGCTGCGCTCAGTGAGCTTTACGACTCGGCCGTTGAGGTCATGAAGCAGGCCGGCGTGCCGCCGGATAGCGTCAGGCAGATTTCCAACGTCACCGATTCCGGCGACTTCAGCTACGAAATCCCCAACTGGAATCTCGATACCATCCGGGAAACGCTGAATAGTCGCGGCGTCAAACTGGCTTACGACCCGTCCCGAGACAAAGGCAACTGGGGCAGTTCTCGCGGCCACAGCATTCAGCTTGGCGTGCTGGATGCCGCGGGCGAACCGGTTCAAGAATACCGCGTAGGCGAAGGTTCGCTTGCGTCTGGGTTTTTCAAAGGGTTTGTGGTTCCGTTTGCCCAAATTGCGCTGACGGCAAACGCAAGCGCCATTGGGGCGGCAATCGCGCCGACGGCCAGTTCAACAGTGCAATCCGCCATCGGATCTGCCGTTGCATCTGGTGCGGGCACTGCGCTCGCTGGCGGCGACGCGGAAGACGTCATCAAGAACGCCCTGACGGGCGGCGCGGTGGGCGCGGCTTCCAGTTTGGTCAAGCCCTACATCCAAGACGCAATTGATTTCGTCAAAGACCTAGCGCCGGCCGATCTGGAGCAGATTGCCAGCAGCGTTGATGCGACTGCTGCCACGGGGGATGTGGCGAACAATTTGGCGGGGGTTGAGGTTGGCGGGGCGGATGTTGGATTTGATCCGACAGAAATCCGCATGGCCCGCTACGACGACCTCATCGCAAACGGACTTCCGCACGACGTCGCCGTTGCGCAGGTCATCAGCGAACTTGGGCAAACGGGCCCGATCACTGCGCCAGCCACGGGCAACATTCCCAACGCCTTGGCCGGCACTACTGCTGCCGCAACCGCGCCCTCAGTCAACGCGATGACTGGTGGCTCGCAGACAGTTGTCCCGGTAAACGCGCCGGGTGGCGAGACAATTTCCACCGGCATGCAAGAGGAATTGGGCCTGACTGGGGGCTTCCAAGGTGGCGTTACACAGCCCACAGGCGTTACCGACGCAGGCCTCGGCATTGCTGCGGCAGGCGCAGGCGCGGTTGGCGCTGCCGGTGCAGCAGGTGCTGCGGGCGCAGGTGCGGGCGGCGTGATGACCGAAACAGATCTCGCAGGACTGGATCCCGACCTGACGCTCGGCGGCGGCACGGACGCCCTCGGCGGCACGGATGCAACAGGAGGCGGCGTCGGCGCAGGCGCGGCCACGGGCGCGATCACTGCGGGCGGCGCAGCAGCCGCAGGCCTCACCGGCATCAAAGCCGTGGACGACTTCCTGAGCTACCTCGGCACGCCTGCCGGCGCGATGGCGCTGAGTGCTTTCGGTGGACTGGCGGGTGGGTACTTCCAAGGCCAAGCTGCGAAGGAAGCGGCGCAAACGCAGGCCGCAGCGGCAGAGAAAGCCCTGAAGCTGCAGCAGGACATGTTCGACTACCAGAAGAGCCTGCTTGCGCCGTATCAGGAGGTCGGCGTCAACGCTCTGCGACGGCTTGAGGGCGTCATGGGCCTCGGCGGCCAACCGGCAACCGGCGGGCAGCAACTGTTGGAGATGGACCCCGGCTACGCGTTCCGGCTTGGCGAGGGCATGAAAGCGCTGGAGCGCCTGCAAGCAGCGCGAGGCAACATGCTGTCGGGCGGTGCGATCAAGGCAGGCCAGCGGTACGCGCAGGATGTGGCGTCGCAGGAGTATGGGAATGCCTACAACAGGCTGGCGAACATTGCTGGCTTGGGGCAGACCACCGGCACGCAACTTGGCGCTGCCGGCCAGCAGTTCGGCTCTGCCGCAGGCGAGACGCTGGCGCAGCAGGCAAATGCCTTGGCGGCAGGGCGCGTGGGCCGCACCAGCGCTTACACTCAGGGCATCAACACTGCGGCGAATGCGTTCGGCAATTACCTCAACCAGCAGCAGCGCAACCAGGTTCAGTACGACATTTATGGGCGCCAGATTGGCGGTTAAGGACTGATCATGCCTATCAACCCCAGCATCCCGCTGTCCGTCGCCAACATTCCCCCGGTGCAGATTCCCATGCGGGAATCGCGCATGCAGTCCCTCACCGCCATTGCCCCCGGCATCAATGCGATGCGGCAGTTGGAAGCGCAACGCACGGAAACGGCAGAAAAGCAACAGCAGCGCGAGGCCTTGCAGCAGATGCGGCAGGGCCTGATGGCAGCGGGCAAGTCTGGCGATCTGGGGATGTACTCGCAGGCGCTGATCGGATCCGGCGATGCGCGTCTGATGGAGATGGGCGCACGCATCCAGCAGGCGCTGATGGAAGAAACCCGTTCCGCACAGGCGCTGAAGCCGTATCAGGGTCAGCCTGTGACGCGCGAGTTGGTGCAAAACATGATGCTGCAAGGCGGCGTGGCAGGGCGCACTGCGGGCGAACTGGCGCGCACGCTGCCGGCCGAGCCGAGAGAGCAGCAGGACCTCATCAACGTCGGCGGCGCACTGTATCAACGAAGCACGGGGAAGTTTTTGCAGCCGCCGCAGCAGCAGCAAGCGGCCGGGACGCAGGCGCGTCGCTATATTTCTACACCTGACGGTGTGTTTGACACTGAGACGCAGCAGTACATTCCCAGGCCCGCTCGAGCGCCGGAAGCCGCCCCGACCGGAGCGCCTGCCGCAATGCCTGCGGCCAAGCCAATGACTCCAGAGCAGGAAGCAAGGCGGCGCGATTTGCTAGGCAAGGAATACAACTCTGCGCGGAGCGCGTTGCAAGTGACACAGGACGTTTTGGATTCTGCGCGCGCGGTCAAAGAGTCGCCCGGGTTGGAAAGGTCCACCGGGCTTTCGTCTTTGTTCCCTTCATTTGCTGAAGGCGAAGCGGCGTTTGCGGATGTTAGGCTTCAAAATCTTAAGGGCAAAATCACCGCGCTAGGCAAAGCGGCTGCAGCGGCCACTGGGGCAATCGGCCAAATTGCCAACCAAGAATGGAAAATTCTTGCAGATCAGATTGCCGCGATCGAGGCAATCAAGGGCGCCGGACCAATGCTTGAGCAAATTGACTTGCTGGAGGCGCAGGCTGTTGGCGCAATGAATCGCATACGAGACGGGTACGAACGCAGGTTCGGCGAAGACTTTGAGCGCTTCCCGCAGTTCCGCGATTTGCCGCAGCCGACAAGCGCATTCAAGGGTCGTGGCGCTGCGGCGCAACCTCCGGGCGCACAGCCTGCGGGCGCGGCGCCTGCGCAGCCGGCGCAGACCCCCATCTACGCACGCAACCCGCAGACGGGCGCGCGTATCATGTCCACTGACGGTGGGCAAACCTGGTCGCCAGTGAGGTAAACATGCGCCTGCCGCCCGGTTTTGAACTTGAGCAGCCGGCTTCGGCCGGCATGCGCCTGCCGCCCGGTTTCCAACTGGAGCAAGCCGCTGCCGGCCAGATTCCCGGCGCAGGGCCATACCCCGCGCCACCCGCCGCGCAACCGTCGGGCATACCGATTGGGCGCCGTGTCTTGGAAGGTGCGCGCCAAAACGTCGGGCAAATTCGTGCAGCTATCGGGTCATCTGCTAGGCCAATAGTGGAAGCACTGGGCACTGTCGGCGGCGCTGCACTGGGCACTGCTGGCGCTCCCGGCCTAGGCACGCTGCTGGGCGCTGGCGCAGGATACAGTGCGGCCAAGGGCGCATTGGACGTACTAGAGGAGGCGCTGGGCTACAAACAACCCGCTGCTAGTGTTTCAGAAGCGCTGGCCCAGCGCGGCAAGGAAGTCTTGACTGGCGCCACGATGGAAGCCGCAGGCAGAGGTGTGATTGCGCCAGCGCTTGCCAAGGGCGCCGAATACGCGGGCAAGGTCAAAAACATCAAGCTTGAAACGTACCTGACTGCGCTGGAGGGCAAGGGCGACGACATTCTGACTGCGCTGCGTGGCCCTCGATCCGCAGTGGCCGGCGCGGCGCCTGGTGCGGGCGAGGTCGCGGCGCCGGCAGGCAGCGCAAGGTTTTCTGCGCTGCAAGCCAAATCCGAGCGAGTGCCGTCCCAGTCCTCCGAGTTCGCTTTCATGCGCGCCCAGACTGGGGCAGCAGAAGCGGCGCAACAGACTCGGGCGCAAGCCAAGTTTGACAAGGCCGCTGCCAAGGTTCAGCAGAAGATCGACACCGCGCTTCAGCCTGTGCGATCGGAAGAGGCCGGGGCCACGCTTGCTGCAGGAGCGCAGGCCAAGCGCCAAGCCATGAAGACTGACGTGATCAGGCCCGCCTACGAAAAAGCCTTCAATGAGGCCGGCGACGCCAAGATTGACATGTCGGCCGTCGTCGGAAAAGCCGAGGAAATCCTTGGGCGCAAGCTGTCGCAGTTTGACCCCAGCACGGCGCCGGAGACGATTCGCAAGCTGCTGTCGTTGCAAGAAAAAGCAGCCGCAGCTAAACCGCTTGGCTCGGGCATCGTTTCTGGCCGGCTGAAAGTCGCGCCGGCCGCGCCAGAAGCCCCTGCAATCACGCTGCGGGATCTTGACGACATCCGCAAGGCGATCAATGCCGACATTGCATCGGGCAAGGTTTCGTCAGACCCAACTGCCGCCATGCGCCTGCGTAATCTGGGGCAAATCCACAAGGTTATTGACGACGCGGTTGAGCGATCTGCCATTCCCGATGCGGCCAAGCAGTCGTATCGGCAGGCGCTGGATCTGTATCGCACGCAATACATTCCGCGATTCAAGACTGGAGTCAACGAACAACTGTTCCGGCAAACCGGCCTGAATGAGCCGAAAATCAAACCGGAAGACGTCATCACGAAATACTTTCAGCCTCGCGGCGTAAGCGAGGCCAAGAATTTCGTCACGCTGTTCGGCAAAGATCCGCAGGCCATGAAGACGGCGCGAGCGGGCATTGAAGACGTCTATCTCCGGGAAGTTCCGAACCCGACGCCCGAGGCGCACGCAGCGTTTCTGCGCAAGTACGCAGACCCTATCAAGGTTCTGGATGATGCGGGAATGAACGTCCTGCAACGCATCAACGTTGTCGGGCAAAACGCGGCCAGATTGCAGAAGATCAATGATCTGGCGGCGCAAATGAACGTGAAATTGGCGCCTTCGCTGCCGCCTGGCGCAACTGCGGATGCTGTGGAAAAGCGGCTTGAGATGCTGACCGGCAAACTGACAAGCCAGCAAAAGGCGCACGTCAATGCGGTGCAGCAGGATCTGATTCGTCGGCAGGAATATGAGAGGCTTGTCAAGGCGGGTCTTGATGCAGGCATAGACATCAAGCAAATTGGCACCAAAACAGGGCAAGAGCTTGGTTTGCCGTTGCCAAACTTTCTTAGCGTGCCAATCACGATTTTCAATGCAACAGCAAAACGTTTGGCTCTGAAGCTTGACGACAAACTTGCGCTGGAAATCGCGCGCGAGATGACGGACCCGGCGCTTGCGGCAAAATCTGTTGAGCAAGCGCTGCGGCTGCAGACGTCGCGCGCTGCCGGTGCGGCAGTGCCTGTGGCGCCTGCGGCCGGCCGTGCCGCCGCGATTGGCGCGGGAATTGAAATTGCGCCCCGCGCAGAGCCTGGGCAACGCAATACACTAGCCCCACAACCCATCAACGCCCTGACCACAAAATGAGCCTGACCATCGAACAGAAGTCGGATATCGTGACAGAAGTCACGAAGGCTGCGCCCCCGGTCACTGTGGCGGGTGCTACGATCGCCGGCATGCAGGTCAATGACATGATCTTGTGGGCCACGTTGCTCTACCTCGTTCTCCAGATAGGGTTCCTCCTCTATCGCTGGGGGCGCCTGCATTTCACTGGCAGGGACGGCGAATGAAACACGCAGCACTGGCCCTACTGATCGCGGCCGGTGCTGCGCAAGCCGAAGTCGTGGCCATCGCCACGCATGAGAACATCCGCCTGGAACTGCACAACACTGCCGGCCCGTGTCAGGGGCGCGCACTGTGGGCGGTGATCACTGATGGCACGCGCACGGTCAGCGGATGCTGGATTCCGCAGCCGCCAGCAGAGATTGCCGTGGCGTGGTTTGACGGCGACTACACGACGTTGCCGATTGCGATATTCCGCGAACCGGAGAAACTATGAACCCGTTGTTTATGGCCCCGCTGCTGGAGGTGGGCAAAACTCTGCTGGATCGCTTTATCCCCGACCCGGAGAAGAAGCGCCAGGCCGAGGCAGAGTTTCTGTCGATGGCCATGCAGGGCGAACTGAAGCAGGTCATCGCGCAGTTGGAAATCAACGCCAAGGAAGCCACGCACCCGAGCATCTGGGTGGCAGGCTGGCGTCCGTTCGTCGGCTGGACGGGTGGTCTGGGCCTGCTGTACGCCACGCTGGGGCAACCAGTGCTGACCTGGGTGGGCCTGATCCACGGCTGGCCTGCGCCGCCGACGGTGGAGACGGATCTGCTGTGGGTGGTGCTGTCCGGGATGCTTGGCATCGGCGGCCTGCGCACCTACGAGAAGGCCAAGGGAGTGGCAACGAAATGAACGACCTCGACTGGAAGCGATGGCCGGACTTCCGCAAGGAGGAGTTCAACTGCCGCTGCGGCTGCGGCCGAAACGAGATGCGCGCAGAGTTCATGGATCGCCTGCAGGCGCTGCGATCGGCCTACGGCAAGCCGATGATCATCACCTCTGGCTACCGCTGCACCAACCACCCTGTGGAAAAAGAAAAAGTCCACCCAGGTATGCACACCACCGGCCTAGCCGCTGACATTGGCGTGAGCGGATCTGAGGCGGTGGAGGTGCTGCGGTTAGCGTTTGATGCCGGGTTCCGGGGCGTCGGGGTTCAGCAGAAGGGGAACGGGCGGTTCATCCACGTGGACTTGCGAGAAACGCCCACGGTGTGGAGCTACTGAGGGCGTGAGATGCACCGTCTCTCGCGTTGAGAAGCGGTGCATGTTGGCGCACTCATAGCGCCGGGTGGTGTGGTGTTTGCGCGCTCTGGTCTCCAGCACGCGAGACCATACGCCGCAGTGAGGGCAGTTCATCTGGGGATTGTGTAGGGATCCTCATCTCACAGGGCACGCCCTCCAGTTCCCATGGGCCTGTCCATGTCTGCCGCTCATGCGGCGGATCGGTGTAGCGGCGGCAGGTGTTGCACTCGGCAGCACCGTACCCCGCGCAGCGGGCGACGTCGGCGGGGAGGGTCATGCATTCTTCTTTTTTATCTTGGCCTCGATGGCGCGGGCATATGCTTCAATCCGCCTGTCGTAGTCGCCCTGCACCACACCATCTCGCGGGTAATACGCCTCCAGTCCTGCGCGTCGATACAAACCGTACATCTCCTCATTCGTCAACCGTTGCCACTCGCGGCGGGGTGGGTGGGTGTAGAGAAGATGTTCCCCGTCCGGTAACGCCTCCAGTGAATCCGACCATTCCAGCAATTCGGCATGCTGGTCGCTGCCTTTGTGCCATGTGCGGCACATTGCCACCGGCTCCTGCTCCTCCTGCGCCAGCGCGGCGCGCAGGGCGATGATTGCCCTTGCTTGCGCCGGAGTAAGCCAACCCGGTAGCTCGCCTTCCAACGCGCCCAACGTATGCTGTGCTGCCTGTCTCAGTGTGGTCACGGCATGTTCCTCCCAATCTCAGCCGCAGCCCTGACGATGGCGCGGCGTGTGGCGGCGTAGGGGTCGGTGTTGTGCGGCTCGACGTAACAAAAGTTTCTTGCCCCAGAATGCTGCTTACACACCTCAACGTCGAATCCGCCCCGTTCAGGATTGATGCCTAACTTCACCGCCAGCCGCAACGCATCGCCGTCGTCGTCAAGAGGGTTCCATCTACCAGAGTCGATCTCCTTTAGTACCAACTGGGTATTCAGAAAACCCGCCGCCTTCGCAGCGAGTTTCAGCAGTTCTCTGTCGGCCATGATGTCATCCTTCCTTGCTCGTACTCTTCACGCTTGTCCATCGAGTGATGCACCCAGACACCGGGCCACTCATCCTCCTCGGTGGGTTTGCACCAGCAGTCCGCGTTGGCGTTGTGCTCGCGCAGGTCGTTCAGGGGGACGACGTGGATGGCTTCGGTGGTCATGCTTGCTCCCTTTCGTAAGCCTCGCGCAGCGCAGCGCTCAGTTTGACCTCAGCGGCTCGCACCTGTGCCCACGCCTTGCGCCTGCGGTCTGCGTAGATCCACCACGGGTAAAGGTGGTTCTTGAGTCTTCTGATTCTGGTACGTTGTTTCATTTCTTGATCCCAACCCGGTGCGCCAGCTCCGCCTTGAGGTAGCCCGCGAAGAAAGCCTCGGCAAGCTCCCACGACGGGAAGCGATCCAGGCACACGCCCTTCACAAACACCGTGTTGTCAGGTGCAGCGTACAGATAGATCTCCCCGGCCACGTAGTGATTGCCGCTCTCTCGCAACTCGAACCCGCACTCCTTGGCGAGCCGGAAGCAGTTGTCGATCTTGTGCTTGATGGCGAATGGTCCGTTCATGTCTTGCTCCTTGCTCGGATTTCGTTTGCTATATCAACCAGACACATCTCGCTATAGCTGTCAGGCAAACAGCATTGCTCAACATATTGCGCGCAGGCTTCGCGCTCGGCGGCGGCAAAGATCTCAAAAAGCCTTGGTAGATTCGTGTCGCGGATTTCCAAGATGTCGTAAAGCTGCGGGTCTTTGCTGTACTTGCCTCCCGCTTCATGGAATAGGCGAAGGATGGCAACGTGCTTTTCACACGTTTCGTCGAAGCGTGCGACGTTGTTTTGGGTCATGTCTTGCTCCTTGCGCGGATGGCTGCGGCGCAATCGTGCGCATCGGACCACTTATTGCCATCACCGATGCCTTCGCACACCTTGGCACACGCCTCGCGCTCCATCAGCACCTCAACCTCCAGCCCTGCGGAAATCTGCGTGCCGAGGTGGTCCAGCAGATCCTCCATCGTGTCGCCGTGGCTTGTGGCGTAGCCCAGGTTGCGCATCCAGTGGGCGAGTTTCTCGCGTTGGGCTGCGGCGATGAGGGCGGCAAACTCTGTAAGCTCTGGCGTGAGCAACTCCAACGATCCGTCAGGGTCTGCAAAGCATTCCCGCGCCATGCGGATGATGTCGTCTTGGGTCATTCCTTGCCCTCCGCTTTGGCAATGGCGGCGTCAACAACAGTCATCGTTTGGTTTAGCTTCTCAAACGAGTAGTCATTCATCTGCACATCGCACTATGCGTGATGCAGGAAAAGACCGGCAGCCTTCATCGCCTCCAGCAGTTCTTTCAGAACACCGTTGTCGAAGTGATGGCGCTCATGAAGTAGCGCGTTCTCGGCGTACAACCGGCGCAGTTCGGCTGCTTCTTCCAGAAGACCACGCCGATCAAGTTCCTGAGCATGACGCAGGGCTATAGGTTCTTCAGCCATTGTTTTTCTCCTTCAGCGCTTTTTCGACGGCGCGGGCAAAGCTGTACGGAATCAGGTCTTTGTAATCGCCGCGTAAATGCGCTGGGAACATTGCGCTGATCTCCTTGTCGCTCAACGACTGCCACTCGCGGCGGGGTGGGGCGGCAAAAGCCGCCGCAGCTTTGATGCTCGCCTCTGCGCACACAAGATCGTGAAATCGAGTCACCTGCTCCATCACGATGGCGTGTGGCATACCAAGGTGAAACGTCATTCCAGACTCAAGCATCGTGCGGGCTACGTCGCCGGTGTAAACCACCGGCTTCTGCTCCTGCTGCGGTGCGTTTACCCACTGCTCGAAAGGTATGCCGTTTGGATGCTGGTTATCAACCACTGTGCATTTGATACGCACTGTTGGCTCCTGCTCCTCCTGCGCCATCTCCCGCAGCGTCGGCCTGCGGGTGTACCCCTCGTCGCGCATGCGTTGCGCTCGGGTGGTCTCGGCCTCCTGCGCCGTCACGGCCTTAACTGCGCTGATTGCCTTCGCAATCTTCGCCACATCGGCATCCATCTCAGCGTGCCGCTCGGGCCGGTATCCAGCCATCGCAGCGTGGTACTGGGCGGCTTCAGCCTGCGCCGAGTCGTAGCCGATTTCAAGCGCCTCCAGTATCAGCGGCGACTTGCGACAGCAGTCGATCAC